AAGTATTTATTTTCTGTCTCTACAAACTCCACTACATAAGGCTTAGACATAGAGATACAATAAGTACAGGTGTCTAAATACTCCTTAGTTTCAGGGTCTTTTCGTACTGACTCCCATTCATTTAATAGTTGGTCACAAACTCTACATCTCATTGTAATCTCTCCGCTTTAATTAACTCTAGTTTTTTAATCTTAATGTCCCTCTCAAGGCTCTGTATTTGCCATTCTAGGTACTCTAAATCTGTCCTTAAGGCAAACACCTCAGGTGTGACATAATCGAGCCTATATTCATCGTATATTAGTTCACCTCTAGATTCTAAATCTAGTACATAATTTCCTATTTTACTCATTATCTACTCCTTCATACGCTTCTAAATCAGCAATCGCTTCACTTACCATATCCTGTACATAGTGCATATCAATCATTCCCTCGCTACTGCCCTCCATCATACCGACAGCCCAATTCCACTGCTCCTCGGTATCAACTTCTGCTTGAAATTTATCAACCCAATCAATCATTAGCTCATCATCAGGTTCATATGTTTTCTGTAGTAGTTCAATTATTCTAGATACTTTCATCTAAATCCTCCTGTGGTGTTGGTGAGTGTCCTGTCCTAGCAACCTCCTCAATTTGTCTTTGACTGTAGCACCAGTCATTACTTAGGTACTCACTGAAGTTCTTATTCTCATCAGCCAACATATCTCTCTCCTCTATAAGACTAGAGATTTTACGGTATAGTCTATCTATTTGTTCTTGTGTTGTTTCTTCATTCATCTTTATTTCTCCTATTAAAATCCAATACTTCTTAATTCATCATTCATTTGCTCGGGTGTTAGGTCGTCATCGTCCCACTCTTGCACCCCACAATGCTCTTTACAGTCACTACATATGTCTGTATAGATTATCGTAGCACCACAGCAATCCGACACCTCTACCTGGTCCTCTACTTCATAGTCATTCATTATATTTTCTCCCTGTTACGGTCATAGTACTACAATCAATCACATAGACACCATTATCCCAGTTATCACAATCTAAATTCTTACATATACCCACACCTACTGACAAGTTACCGCCGAAGAAGTTACCGATATGTTGTATCAATCTAGCCTTTCCATATGCTGAATCGCCTAACCTATCACCCATTACCTCTCGTGTAGATTGTAGAAACCCCGCTATACTATCCTCGCCACCGTTCCAATGCACATAAATACCCACAGCCTGTTGACTAAATCTCTGTTGTTTATTGTCCCTTAGACATAATACTGCTCTATTTCCCATTATATTTTCTCCTTTTATTTTAATCCAGTAAAATCATATAGGCTTTAGGGTGATTTTCTCTGAACCAGTCTAAACCTTTTGAGTGTATATCCCATAAACCTAGTGCTTCAGCACCCATAAGGGTATCATACACTGCCAATGCTTCAGGGTCAAGCATAATACTGTCACCTCCAAATCTATTTTCTACCCTTTGTGGCTCTTTATCCATAATTGTGATATCAAATGGTACTTTAGTTTTATTTTTAGTTTTATTCTTTGTCATTTTATTTTATCCTTGTTAACTTTGTTAACTGTTGTTGTTGTTTTAATTTTATTATACTAGCATAACATTGTTATGTCAATGGATTAAATAAGATATATTCTTTATCTCTTTATTCCAACATTTACGACAATCACCACATTTACCATCATTTTCATAACTTTTGCAAGTAGCTTTCAACGGGTCTGTTGTGACTGTAGAGGTGTTATTATATACAGGTGGTTTATCATTGTCAACCATTGACCCGCTTAAACGTATAACGATGTTATGTGGTATTTTACCTCTATAATTTTTAATTAGTTGTGATTCTTTAGTCGGTAGCCAATGCATAATGTTTGGCGTATTCTTAACCACTTGTAGAATTTTATCTAGATGGTTAACACTCTGCAAATCCCCGCTATCGTGCCATCTAAACACGCCACTAGTTTTAATTTTCTTTTGGTTGTTTATGACGTATGACATAGACTCAACCCATTGGGGGTGCTTGATACTGTCTAGCCTTTTATATTGCACCTTAATAATATTAGGATATCTCTTATAGTTACCCTTTAAGGCATAACATTTGGAACAAACTGAACCCTTAACCTTTCTTAATTTTGCACCTTTGTGACAAGCATCTGCAGGGATTGAGTAACTCAAAGAAGGCATCTTTTCAGTGTCTGTAAAGCCTTTAACGATTGATAACGCCTGTTTAATTGTCTTGATGGGCGTGGTTAAATTGTTGATTAATTGCATAATATTTTATCCTGTTGTTGTTGTTTGTATAGTTGATATTATACAGCCTTAACATTATGTGTCAACTGTATAACAGTGTTATGTGTGATTATTTTTTAGCTTGTGCCTTCAATGCTTTAGCCTTAAGTTTAACACAGTGCTCTATAAAATATTGTTGTGTCTCTTTATCCCATTCACTGAATAACTGATCAAATGCGTCCTGGTCAAATGAATCATTATCATACTGGATAGTTAACACTGATTCACTATCACCTTCTGAATCACTACCGCCTTTCTTTGTTTGTTTCGGCTCTATGACTGGTGTTTGTCCTTTACCTAGTCCTTGCAATGATAAGCCAGTATTAGCTTTTGTCATTGCTCTATTGACTTGCACCTTAAGTGTTGCAGTGTCTTGATTATTATCTTTCAACCAGCACGCTATAGTTATGATTTTCTCATAGCCTTGTTTCCCCTGGTCAACTAGTGCTGTGATTCTAGATTGTGCACTACCACCTAGTTTATTGACCATTAGATAGATAGCTATAATCTCTCTCACTGGTCCTTGTAGTCCGCTCTGATTGTCTAGCTTGTTGTATAGGTCTAGGTCAATTAAGTCCATAGGTAGTTGCGTGGTGCTTGTAGTCTTTGTCTTTGTCTTTGTCTTTGTTGTTGTTGTCATAGTATTTTCTCTTATGTAGTTTAATAGTGACACTGTTGTATTTATACTACACTGGTGTGCCTTTCCCTGTGTATGCCTGTATTATATCAAAGTGCTACCAGTGTGTCAATAGATTGTGTGACTTTATTTTATCCCTGACATAGCAGTGTTATGTGGTATCACTATATATTTTCTGTGTGTCACCTGTGTGCTCTAGAGTGTGAATCACTAGCATACACCTTTGTATTCTGTCCTGTGTGTCACCTGTGTGTCACCTGTGTGTCACCTGCCTTTTGAGTCCTGTAGTGCCACCAGGGGGACCCAGAGACCCCACGCACACTACCGTGTGTAGCTCAAGTACAGATGGGAGAGGATTTGGGATATAACAGGGGAGGAAGATAGTTAATTAGTAGATATACTACATATAACGAGGGAGTACTAGATGTAGTGTTATCTGCGGTAAGGGACACTAGATGTAGTAGGGTATAACTTTATTTCACCTTAGCTATTGACTTTAGAGGGAAAGTATGGTATAATATTAGTATAGTAGTTCTTAAAGTTTACTACTAAAGATTCACCTGAAGAGCCTAACACTCAGACAACTCTTTAATCATCACCATTATGGTAACAGTAAAGTTTCATACCTAAAGTAATAAACTAAAGTGATAATCATTATAGTTATCAACGAAAGTAAAAACCTTAAGTAGGAACTTTATTTAACATTTATGTTCAATGTTAAGTTATCTAAGATTAGTCTTAAGTTAGGTTCTATTTTAGAACAGCTAGAAGGATTAGTCTATGAGACCTGATGATAAACGAAGATTAAATAAAGGTAACCCTAAGTTAGTTAAGGGTGTGTCTTTAAACCCTGCAGGGAGACCTAAGGGTAGTGTCAATAAATATACTGCCTTAAGTAGAGAGTTAATGTCTACTAAGGGACCAGAGATTGTAGAGAAGGTCATTGAGATGGCTTTAGAAGGTGACCGTACTTGTCTTAAGATGTGTATGGATAGAATCTTACCTACAACTAAAGCAGTAGAGTTAAGGTCTTCAGAAGGTAGCGGTAAGGTAGTCATCAATATTGGTGGTCTGGAAGCTAAGGTCATTGAGGCTGAAGAAGTAGCACCACTAGAGTATGCAGAAGGTGTCATCATTGAGGATACTCAGTTAGATGAGAAGGTAGTGAACATAGGTGGCTGAACTAGATGTTAAACTACACCCTGCACAGCTAGAGATATTTAACTCTACAGCTAGATTTAAAGTAGTATCAGCAGGAAGAAGATTTGGTAAGTCTAGGCTAGCAGCTTGGATACTAATCATTAAAGCTCTACAGTCTGAAGAGAAGGATGTATTCTATATTGGTCCTACCTTCCAACAGGCTAAAGATATTATGTGGGGTATGCTCAAGGAATTACTATTAGGTACTGACTTGATAGCTACCACACACGAGAATACAGCTACTATGACATTAGTCAACGGTAGGAAGATTAGTCTCAAAGGTTCAGATAGACCAGATACCCTAAGGGGTGTAGGTCTAGCTTACGTAGTTCTAGATGAGTATGCCTCTATGAAAGTAGAAGTATGGGAACAAATCATCAGACCTACACTAGCAGATGTAAAGGGTGGTGCTATGTTTATTGGTACCCCAGCAGGTAAGAACCACTTCTATGAGTTGTGGTTAGATGCTAATAAAGAAGAGAATGAAGATTGGGAAGCATTCCAATATAACTCTACAGACAATCCTTTGATTGACCCTGAAGAGATTGAGACTGCTAAGAATACTATGTCTACCCAAGCCTTCAGGCAGGAGTTCGAGGCTAGCTTTGTGTCATTTACTGGTGGTATCTTTAAGTCAGAATGGATTGTTACTGATGATGAAGAACCTGAAGATGGTAACTTCGTTATGGCAGTTGACCCAGCAGGTTATGAAAATGTGGAGAAGGAACGTGGTATTAAAGGCTCTAAATTGGATGAAACAGCAATTGCTATCGTTAAAATCGATGGTGACCATTGGTGGGTTAAATCTATACTTCACGGTCGTTGGTCCATTAAAGAGACCGCTAAGAAGATTTTATCGTCAGCTATTGACAATGAAGTCACGACTGTAGGTATTGAGGCAGGAGCACTTAAGAATGCTATCTTACCTTATCTAGAAGATGAGATGAGAGTACAAGGTAGATGGGTACCTATTACTGATGTAACTCACGGTGGTAAGAAGAAAGTAGATAGAATTACCTGGTCCTTACAAGGTAGACTAGAACACGGGAAGATTACATTTAATCCTGACCCTAGATACATTAAGGACTTAGAGACACAATTGATTGAGTTCCCTACTAGAGGAACACACGATGATATTATAGATGCCTTGTCTTATATAGACCAGGTGAGTGTTGCAGACTTTATGCACACTATTGAATTAGATGATGATTGGGAACCTTATGATGATGTTAGTGGATATTAATAACGATGAACTATAACGATGAAAGAGATTACCAAGCATTAGCTGGCTGGTTAGCTACGAGATTAGACCAATGGCGTAATCATAGAGATACTAACTACTTATCTAAGTGGGATGAATACTACCGTCTATGGAGAGGTATTTGGTCTACAGAAGACCAGGTACGTAAATCAGAAAAGTCTAGATTAATCTCTCCTGCACTACAACAAGCAGTAGAATCCTCAGTCGCAGAGATTGAAGAAGCTACATTCGGTAGGGGTAAGTGGTTCGATATTAAGGATGACCACTTAGATAAAGATAAGAAAGATGCGGAACTAATCCGTAACTTACTACAAGAAGACTTAGAGATGTCTGGAGCTAAAGATGCTCTATGTGAAGTATTCTTAAATGGTGCCATCTATGGTACTGGTATCGGTAAGATTATCACTGAAGAGAAGATTACTAGGAAGCCAGCTGAGGTTCCTGTAGAAGGAACATTAACTACAGCTAGAGAATTAACAGAAGAGACAAGTGTAGAAGTAAGGATAGAAGCTATCTCACCTAAGGAGTTCTTAATTGACCCTGCGGCTGAGTCTATCGATGAGGCATTAGGCGTAGCTCACGAGGTATATAAGCCACGTTATATTCTATCTGAAGGGATGGCTAAGGGTGTCTATAGAAATGTAGATATTGAGGCAGATACAAACATCGTACAGATAGGTTTCGACCCTGAGTATTCTACTAGAGATGCTGGTGACCAGATTAAGATTACTGAGTATTGGGGTAAGGTACCTAAGAAATTCTTAAACAAGAAAGAAGCTAATGATGACTTCGAGTATGATGAGGATGAGTTAGTCGAAGCTGTAGTTACTATAGCTAATGACCAGTATGTCTTACGTGCTGAAGAGAATCCATTTATGATGGAAGATAGACCTTTCATTAGTTACCAACACGATTTAGTACCTAGTAAGTTCTGGGGTAGAG